TATAGTTTTCCCAAGTCTCTTCAATAACATTCCAAACCTCTGTTTCGTCGCCCCAAAATTGGTTAGCATTTTCCCAATTTTCTTCGTAGTCTTGCCAGTATTTACCCCTTACATCGGCGTAATATAATTGAATTTTAAATTCTCGTTCGTCAAAATCGTAAAAATCCTCGTAAGCTACAAAGTCAGTTTGTATTAAATTTATTTCGCAATTAGAAGCAATTAATGGGTCGTAAAAATCATTGTCCTGCTCCCATTTTAAAACAACAGGGTTTCCAGTTGCTATTATAGGTAAAACATCGCCCTCGTAATCTTTTTTTAATATTTCTAATCGCCTTTTATTTCCCTCTGTATCTGAAAAGTCAAGACGGTATTTTACGCCGTATGCCATAATTTTATTTTATTCTGGACCTTGTTTTATCCGCTCTTTGCAAAGCTACTACTAAATCTTGACCTCTTACAACAAATTCTCCGCTAACGTTCATATTGCCACCATTACCACCATTACCACCCATAAGGTTTTGTAATTTACTTAGTGGGGCTATAACCTCTGGGTTTGATTTAGCGCCTGGATATTCTCCCATAAGACCCATTGTAGGACCGCTAACAATACCACCGTCAGCAAATTTTGGTATAGCAGCAAACGCCGCCATAACACCACCAACTGCCGTAGCAATAAATGCTGGTGTTGTAAATATAGCTGCCGGACCAGTTGCAGTACCAGCAGCAGTTGCACCTGCAATAGCTTGCGAAATAGATGACGCTAACATCATTGATATTAATTGCATTACTGTTTTTAATAATCCTTTCAAAAACCCTTGCATACCACTATCGGCTAAACCTAATGAATCTATCATTGAACCAGTCATATCGCTAAACGCACCTGCTACGGATTGACCAACTGCGGCCCCAATCTCTTGCAGCCTTTGTAGGTTTTGCTCGTATTTTTCCTGGGCAGTTGCCATACCTTCTAAATCAATATTCATTTGCTCAACAACGCCTGTTAAAGGCGATTGAACATTTGTACCGCCTAATGGGTCGCCTTGTATAGCAAAAGTACTGCCTAAGTCAGTAGAACCGCCGCCGCTAGCTTGGGCGTTTCCACCTCCGCCAACACCACCGCCTCCGCTAAACAATCCGGTAAACATACCTTTAACACCGCTCGCAGCATTTGATAATCCAGTATTTAATTGCTCAACTGTTTTCTTTTCTAACCTACTTCCAACCGCATCTGCTATTGCATCTGAATATGTTTTACCAATATCTTCTCCAGCTTGTTTTGCAATATCTTTTCCATTTTCAAAGCCTTGCTTTAAAATATCTCCAAACGCACCATCAGTTCCTTTTTCAGAAAACTCTTTTATAACGTTCCACATTGTAGAAAAAACGTTTATAAATTGGTCTATTTGCGCTTTTACGCCTATAAACACAGATTTAAAAGTGGCTCCTAAAACACCAATAACAACTCTTAAAGACTCGCTGCTATTATATAAGTCTACAAATTGATTGTATAGACCTACAACTACTGGCGCAACTTCTGCCCAGTTTTTATATATAACGTATGCAACCGCAGCCAAAGCAGTAGCAACCAAACCAATAGGCGATAATAAAGCACCTATAATTGTAGTAAGCGTTCCGACTAAAGTAATAATTGTAGGAAGTGCAACTACTAAAGCGCCAAAACCTAAAGCTATTTTTTGTGTAGCTGGGTCAAGATTATTAAAAGCGTTAAATACTTTACCTACGGCAGCAGCAATATCCTGAAATAAAGGCAGCATAGTTTTTAACATTATGGCGCCCATTTGCGCAAAACTTTCTTTCGCTTTGTTTATTGCAGCAGTTAATTGAAAGCTAGCACTTTTTGCGGTCTCTTGAAACGCTTTAGCGGTAGTGCCTTGCGTTTTATTCATATTGTCAAAAATCTGCCTAGTAGTATCTACGTTGGCCCCGAGTAAATCCATTACCCCAGATAACGCCCTAACATTTCCAAACACTCTTTGAGCAGCGGTGTCGTTACCTTCAAAATTAGCTTTTAATACTTCCAATGTAGCTAGCAATCCATCTTCTTTTAAAGACTTCCTTAAACCAGCACTTGAAAGGCCCATTTCTTTTAAAGCATTTTCCGCATCTGTTGTAGGTTTTAATAAACTAGCAAATATACCCCTGACTTGCGTTGCAGCTTCTGCAGCGTTTGTACCGGTTCTGGATAGCGCAGCAAATGCAGCACCTACTTCGTTAAAATTAACACCCATAGCGCTTGCAATAGGCAATACCCTTCCCATTGAAGCGGCTAATTCAGTAGCTTCCAGTTTACCTTCTCTAACTGCGGCAACCATAACATCGGTCGCATCTGTAGCACTTAGTACATTAGAACCGTATGCGTTCATTGCAGACGTTGCTAAATCAGCTACGGTCTTAGTCTCGCCTAAACCAACTGCAGCAGCTTTTAAAGAAGCGTTTAAAACGTCCATAGCTTCTGAACCGCGTAAACCTGCCGAAGTTATAAAAAACAAAGCGTCTGCGGCTTCCGTACTACTTTTACCAGTACTTATAGCCATTTGCCTAGCAGCTTCGCCCATTTTATCTACTTCTGCACTCGCAACCCCTACTAAGGATTTTATTTGGGTCATTGACTTGTCAAAGTCGGCGCCCATTTTAACCGCAGCACCTCCAGCTAATGCTAATGGTAGTGAAAACCTTTGGAGGCTTGAACCTATGCTTTTAACATTGTTTCCAAAACTTTTTAATCTTGAACTTGCGGTATTTAACGAGGCGCTTAACCTAGAAGCGTCTCCTGTTAATAATACCTTTAATTCATTAGCTGCCATATAATTTTATTTACTTACAAAAATAACCAAAAAAAGACACTTATTTAAGTGCCTTCTCTGCGCGCTGTTTAAACGCTTCAAATTCTTCTTTAGTAGACTTTGGTCCACTAGGTTTATTATATACGTCCTGGGGTAGTTTAAGTAGCTTGTCTGGGGTTATAAGGTCGCGTTTTTTACTAACGTTTGTGTTATATATCATAGACGCTATAAACCTAGTTTGTTCCCAATGTAAATTAATGTTTATTTGCCAGCTTTCAGCTAATAGGGCATTTTCCTTCCAAGTGTGCTTCCAAAACTCTGCTGGTTTTATGCCAGCTTGCCCTATATAGTAGTCGGTTAAATCCTCCCAGGTTAAGGAAGCCTTTACTTTTTTGGCGCCTCTTTACTAATTGGTTTAGCGTTTCTAGCAATACCGCCGTTTAAATCATTACCTAACAACCTACTTTCTGTAAGCGTGTTAAGCATTTCGTTAAACTGGTCAGTATTAACATCGTCTAACCAGGCACCAACTTTAAAAATATTGTAGTCTATTTCGTTGCCTTCCTCTTGGTCAAAAGCTAATAAACCAGCATACACTAATGCCCTAATCATATTAAGGTTTAATGTATCTGAAAATACTTTGTCTATTTCGCTAATTGAAATGTTTAGTTCGTCCGTAAAGGCCGCCCAAAAATTCATTGAAAAGTGAAGTGTTCGTTGTTTCCCGCCAATACTTAGCGAGTAATAACCTCTTTTTTTGTTTGCCATTTTGTTTCTTTTTTAATTAATCGTGAAAAGGCGGTAAGTTAATACCGCCCTATATTATTAAACGCTTCCCTATGCGTTTGCAGACTTCACAATAGCGCCAGTAATGGTAATTGAACCACTATAAGATACTGGGCTTTCCATTTCAGCAGATTGCTCTATACTTGAAATGTAACCTTCGGCAGTATAGATTGAATCTCCACTTTCAGTAGTTCCAAATACCGCAGTTATTTGCGTTCTGTTAATAATGTAATCTGCTAATTCAATTGCGTTAGCGGTGTCGCTATAATCTACTAACCCCTCAAAAGAAATTTCCCCAGACCTTACGCCAGAAATAACTTCCTGCCAGCCTGCGCTATCTTTAGTTGTCGCCTCTGGTAAATCGTGTGAAATAGTAAGAGTACACGAAGTAGTGTGTCCTACTGTGGTATCTTCTACTTTAAGTAAAAGGTTAGTTCCGTTAAATACTCCTGTTGTTGCCATATTTATATTTTAAAATGTAATATTAATTTTTTTGTAAAGATAATATATTTTTAGTAACTGTTTTATTGTTTTATATAGAGGCTTTTACGCCCCCTTTTATTTAAAATTGACCCAAAGGTTTAGCGAAGCTAAAACTGATTAGCAAATGCCATATAGATGTAAGTTCCACCGCTAAAATTAGGCGCTGCATTATTTCTTGTCACAATAAAACCAGTATCTGTTGTGGTTACCGCATCTATATTGGGAACTTCTGCATCGGCTAAATTAGGATATAAAAAATTATCAAAATCAGTTGCAGATGTGCTTCTTTTATTATCAAACATAATCCAATTTCCAGTTGAATCTGTTCTTTTAAACATTAAAAAAGCTGGTTGAAAACCTGTTGTTACAGTAACATCATTTGTTCCCCCACCTGTATAACTACCAAACTTGCTGAATCCTGCAACCTCTGCGAAACAGTAGGCTATAATTCTATCTCCTGAATTAGCCAGCCAACTTGAACACCCTATTGTTGTGCTTGTTGGAACGCTTCCGTGCAAAGTAAACCCAGCAGAAGTTTTTGGATTAGTTGAATTTAAATATAATGTGTCTTTATCAGTAAATCCTTCAAACCAAACTGCCCAAGCGTTACTTATATCTCTATTTTTATAAATAACCATTTTAGGAGATTCGTTTAATCCGTGTCCAGCAGTCCAACTTCCTGTACTACTATTAAAACTAACAATACTAAACCCAGCAGCAGGATTTGCACTAACAACAGAAGGAATACTACCGTTACTGTTTATAGCAGGTATTTCTGCTCCTTTCCAGTTCCAAGCAACAAAGTTACTGCCACTTCTATT